ATAGTTGAAGGGGAAGATGCGTAGCCAGAAGGTGTTCCTGCTGTACCTGAATATGTTGGACTAGACCCGTATATAGGTGTATTAACAGTTAACGCTCTGCCTGCTGATGCGGCTCCCGATACTAATACTTTACTTATGCCTTGTGTGAGTTCAGCTTTAGCAATTGTTTTTAAATTGCCGTTCTTAAATGTATTGTACGTTGTTCCTGCTTTTTGTATAGCACCTAAAATATTTCCGTTAGCTAAGTCATTGATAGCACCACCAACACCATCTACTAGTCCATTAGGTCCTAATATAGTACCATTTGATCCAGGTCTTGCGATAGGACTCAATGTTCTGTCATAAGTGCTATCAAGACCAAAGCCAGTTACAATATTACTAGGTGTTTGACCATCTAATGCGCCTTGATTGTATACGACAGTTTCATACTCAACGCCCATAGACATTTCCATCGTACCACCACCTTCAGAATAGCTGTAAGTATCATGTCCGGCACGTGATAAAATAGGATTAATTAATGTATATGCTACAAAATTATGTTGATTAAACCCAAATATTGTAATATTCTTAAAGAACGGTAGCTTTGCAGAATTAGGGCCTGACGGGGTACTAGTCTCACCTATATAGCCCCAATTATCATCACCTGTTATTGAAGTTGAATATTGTGTTCGTGTATTATAGTTAGCAGATGTTGCCCCTGCTTGAGGTTGTCCACCCCTAGACCCTGCAAATACTACTTTTGGTTTTGTTGAGTCTGCATAATAATATGTGAAATATGCTTGCCATAAATTTCTAATCACATTACTGTTATCGTCATGAAAAGTAATGTCAATAGGATCATACTTAATCTTAGTCTGCACTAATCGTTTTCTATTGTACTGATTCAATTCAGTAGTAGCAAAATTATAGCTAGGTAGTTTAACTGTCTTAACCGCTAATCCAAAATTTGCACCTGTTTCTACGTTAAAAGGATAAGCTTCTCTATTGATGTCAAAATATACATGGAAAAGAAATTTAAGCTTAGGCGAATATGCATACGCATTGGGTCTAAATATTTTAGCCGCGTGTTGTTGGTCACGAAGGTAATCGCCACCGAAAAAAGTTCCGGCGGCGGATTTAAGTTGGGTTTGAAAAAATCCAGCCATGATTTACTAGATTTTAAATCTATTAACCTTGACCAGAACCAATACCCGTGACTGATGAGCCACCCAATGCACGACCTACGCTTGCGCCTACGCCAGATGCCAATGGTGACTGAATTGCATTATCAAAACGCAATGTCATTGCGATTGTTACTGCTTCGTTAGTACCGTAATTCAAAGTATTGTAGTTAGCTGTCTGCAAGAAGCAACCATATAGTTCCCATGTTTCTAGAACTGTGGGCGCTGATGCTCCATTGCCACCGTCTAAGATTTCAATGTTTGTTTGAAACTTGTAATCTTGGCCAGTTGCCGCTGATGCTTGTTCAACAAAGTCCATTTGTTTCTGTAATTGTTGACCAACTAATCTAGATACTGTTCCAGATGCATCATCTCTGACGTTAACTGTCATTGGGTTCCAAGTATGCTTACCTGCTAGATACAATGTTGAGTTGTATATTGGTACTGTGATTTCAGCGAAAGTCACGTTAGGACGTGAGCAATCAATAACTTGTTTTGTCAATTCTACGCTGGATGAGCTAGCACCGAAATTTAAGAAATTTACTCTAAAACGATACTGTAGTTTTGGCATCAACAAGCCTTGGTTTCCACCTGCGTTGTCTGACGCTACGGTCATGTTGAACAATGATTGTGAGGCTGTTGCCATTTTTTTATCTCCTGTTATTAATATTTATCTATATTAGATTGGGTACGTAAGTACCCAATCTCTCTTTATGCACCTGATGACAATTCACCTGTGTTTAAGATACGAACCGGAACATAGATGAATTCAGCTGCCTTAACAGGCTCAACTGCAACATCAATCCACAATTCATTTCTATCAATACGAGCCGGTGTGTTGTTACTTTCGTCACAAACAACCAAGTAATCGTATAGACCACGTTTAGCAACTAAATCAACTAGCAATGTTTCAACAACACCAGCGATTTGATTACGTGTCAATGCATCGTTAGGTTCAAACACGAATGGTCTGCAAGCTAATGTCAATTGACGACGGATATAAGCAATTAGACGAGCTACGTTAGTTCTGTCAAGAGCACTTGAACTATTGAAACTTGTCTTATTACCATAGTTCAACAAACCAATACCTGTGAAGAACACTAACGGGTTGATAAAGTTGATATACAATACATCACGGATACCTAAACGAGTTTTAATTGTCTGGAATTCGCCAGTTGTACGATTCAAATAACCAATGTTTGTAGCATTGTCAATAGTACCTCTACGAGTTCCTGCTGCCGCTAACCATGGGTAAGAAACAGTATCATTACGCAAGAATGTACGTAACATCATATGTGATGCCGGGACAGCAACTAAGTTGCCTGACAAGTCCGGAGCAATACCGCTTGGATAGAACAAACCTAAGTATGTATTACGAGTTACACAACCGTCTTCACCTGTGCTTGTAGCTCCTGCGGCGTTAGTAGCCCATGCTTGAATGTCAGTTGCACTATCAGGTAGACCCATCGGGGTATCACCGATGATGTAACCTGTTTCACCACGATCAGCATTCAATACAACCATGTTAGGTTGCATTTCTGGATAGTAAGGTGATGCCATCAAGTTGAAGAAGTTATCTTCGTCACGAATTGCTAAGTTTGTATCACATGCAGAACGCAATGCTTCTACTACCATAGCACGTTGTGCTTTACGACCCATATATGGACTACCATTAGACTGTAGACCACTTACAGATACCCACGCATCTGTTTCAGTTGGAATAGTTTGATCTGGGAAGCTTGCTGAGTTAAAGTAATTAACACGATATTGCTTAACGTTGTAACCTGAACGGCGTGTGTTAAACAACAACATGCCTGGTGGATACAATGCATCATTAGGTGCATCCAAATCTAAATAGTTGCTTGCTAACAAACTACTGATTGACGGAATAGGATCATCTGCTGGGTTTACTGTACCATTAGTTGCCCAACGAGCATCAGCAAACAATACACCCTGTGAGGTTGTTTGATCTGCATTATCAATTAGTATCCATTGATTAACACCGTTTAAACTCTCCCAGCGACTAATTATTGGGTAGTCATCAAGATTTGCAGTACTAATCCATAAGTCACCGTATACTAACGCTGAACCATCACTTTGTACAGTTGGTGCACTAGGACTAACAATTGGTCCATTAGGATCAGTTGTATTAGCACCTGATGTTGGGAAACCTGAATTATCATAGTTCAATGTACCATAACCTTTCCAAGCACCACCATAATTAACCATGATATCTACTTGGTCAACTACTGAATAGAACCAGTTAGTGTTATTAGCTGGGGCGATAGTAGGAGCACCTTCATTTGAGATGTATGTAAAATCTACCCAGTTAGATAACTGTGTGCTATAGTTTGCAGGTGGAGTGCCTGACAAGTGAATCAATCCAGCTACTGCACCAGTAAGGGCGACAATAGTGGTGACAGTTACTATCAAATCGTTAGCCGGTGATGCACCACCCAATTGTGTTCCTAAGAATTTAACAGTATCGCCTACTGCATATCCAGTACCTGCGGCTGCAAATGATGTTGGATTAACACCGTATAGTGCGTTAACAGATAGAATGTTAGGTATTAGACCAGTACCAGATGTACCAGTTTGTACTGTATCTTGGGTCGGGGCAAATCCTAACGATACAGAAGGCCCATACTTACATCCTGGAGTTGGACCTACTGAACCACTAGCAACTGCTAAGAAACCAGCTGCCGCTAAGAAACCATTACTTATACCAGTAGTAGTATTAATATCACTGATAACAATTTCGCCGCCTTCAGTATGTACTAGTTGAATAGCACCATCAGTAGTCACAGATGCCTGTGTAAACGGAATATTTGCCGCAGACCATGCTGTACAAAATCCAGTTGCTGTATATGAAGAATTGAATGTTACCGTATATGCAGATGACAATGTACTAGAACCCGGTAATGATACGTTTACTTGTAAAGTATACGGGCCAGTGAATGTTGGTGTTGAGTCAATACCAGTAACTACAGTAGGACCACTAGCGTAACGTTCCCATAGATAAACCGGACTTGATAAAAAGTTTGCACCATACAAATATTGTGCGTAAACAGTGTCTGCAGGAATAGCTTGTCCACCAGTAGGATCTAGTGCATTGTTAGCGGCTGCATCAGAAACATAGTTAG